ATTGAAAGAAAAGGAGGCTATTCATGCGTAGTTATCCATCTAAACACAATGAAAATTTAACCTTTTATGAGTTTGATTCTGAAGAGGAATGGTTAGCTTTTAGAAAAGATCATATAGGGGCATCTGATGCATCTATTATAATGGGAACTTCTAAATGGAAAACAAATGATGGTAGAATAAAAACACCGAGGCTTCTATGGCAAGAAAAGTTAGGTTTAGATAGCATGGATTGCGATAATTCAGCAACTAGATATGGTAAAGCTATGGAAGAACCAGCAAGAAACGCTTACCAAGAAATGGTTGGTGATTTATTTACTCCGATTTGTGTTAAAAATAAGAAATATCCCTACTTTATGGTTTCGTTAGATGGACTAAATGTAACAGAAGACCGAGCAGTAGAGATAAAGAACTGTAATGAAGATGATCATTTATTAGCTAAGGATGGGAAAGTACCAGCTAAATATTATCCTCAAGTTCAGATGCAAAGTATGGTAACAGAACTTCCTTATGTTGACTACTTTTCTTTTCATAAAGGAGAAGGAGTCATCGTTAAAGTGGATAGAGATGATGAATATATATCGGAAATGTCGAAAAAACTCGACAGGTTTTGGGAATATTTTGAAAATCTTAAAGAACCTCCACTTACTGAAGATGACTTCATTGAAAAGGGAAGCGATTGGTACAAAAAAGCTGAAGAACTATATGAAGTTCAACAAATTAAAAAGAAAGTTACGGAAGAAGAAAGGAAGCTTAAGAATGAACTAAAAAACCTCTCTGACAACAGAAACGCCTATTCTGGGGACTTTCGTTATGTGTGCAGTACATCGTTAGGGGCTATAGACTATAATTCGATTCCAGAGCTGTTAAACGTTGAATTAAGCGATTATAGAAAAAAACCTATAGAAAAGTGGTTTTTAAGGAAAGCTAATTAAAGTGTTAATTATTGGATTCGTTGTCGCTTTTATAGCTTATGGATTTTTCTTAGAACAAAGTAAAAAAGCGCCCGCAAGGGCGCTAATATACTGGATAGAATAATTAACAACTGTATTTAATTAGCTGAATCATTCCACATAGAACAAACCCAAAGCCAAAACATATACCATATCTTGCTCTTACAGGAATTCCGTTCCACATTTCTTTAAATATCTTTTTCATTTTTTAACACCTATTTTTTACAAATGTCTGGACACTCTGGAAGAACTCTATCTGCAAAGACTTCTTTGTTAGGGCAATCTCTTAATGCTTGTCTATAAACGCTTATAACAGCCTTATTTTCTTCAGATGTAGGATAATCTAATGACATATACTTATCAGTTCTTTCAAGCTCTAAATTACGCTTAAAACGCAAGTCTTCCATATATGCTATTTCGTTTAGTTCCCATGCCTTTTTTCCCATATTATATTTATGGTTAGACGATGGACATTTTTCTACTTCTATACATGTATCTGCGTTCCATAGAACATCAGTATCTTCACCTTCAACATAAATATAAGCTGGAGGTTTATTGCTATCTGGTCTCATAAAATATTTTATCATAATTTCTCCTTAAACTTGATATTCTGTTACTGTTAAATATGTTGATGATACTCCACCCCATTTTCTACCTACCGAATCTCCATTTATATATATGCTTCCTGAACTCTTTCCACATCTAACTTTAAAAGTAGTAGATGATGTTGTTCCAGCAACCATTCTATATTTTAATGATCCATTTAGCCAAGTTTCAGAAGAAAAACTTCCAACGCCTCCTGCTGCAATGGCATTAGCTGTAGTATCTTGAAAAAAAGCGACTCCCCACACATTGGAAGCACTTTGAGTTCCAGATGTATTAAAATCTATTTCCAATATATTTGTTGCGGAAGTTGGAGTAATTGTAACTGTAAGAACTTCGCTTCCTTCTGTATTTTGAGGTATTGTATCATCTGCTGGAAGCGCAGTACTACAAGTTACTAAAGCCGTCGTGTTATTGCTAATTTTTTGTATTACTCTTCTCGCAGCCCAGCTAACTGTACCAGCTCCATCTGTCGTTAAAACTTCACCAGCGTTTCCATCGGCTATTGGAAAGGTATATGCATCATAAAAACTAATATTTCCTGATGTGTCTATTCCAATACGTTCCGTTCCTGCTGATGGACTAACACCTGAACATATTTTAAATTTATCACTATCTGAGTTATCTATTCCTATAGAATAATTTGCTAATCCTTCAACTGTCCAGAGTGTCCATGGATCTCCTGCAGAAGCTCCTCCTGTCGATATTTTATGTCTATAATGCGATGCAGCATTTGAATTGTCTGTATTTCCTGTTTTTAATTGTGCTGTTGCTCCAACAGTTGCTCTTTCCATGACAAGGCTATCACAATTGAACTCCCAATCGTATGTTGGAGTTCCTCTAATTTCTATTAATGTTTCACCGGAACTAGGATCAGCTCCATCTGTAATTTTCAGAATATCTGAATCATCATCATCTACTCCAATGGTATATTTATCTGTTCCACCTATCTGAAAATTGACAAATGGATCTCCAGCAGCTTTATTAACAATCAAGTCTTCAGTCTGCTTGTTTATTGCGTTATTTTCCGCCATGTTTTTCTCCTTAAGTAACTGTTATGTTGCCAATGCTACTTACTACGTTAAAATTTGTATTAGCAACTGAACAAACTATTTCAATTGAGTCTCCAATTGCTGTTGATTCTAAACATCCAGTGATACCATTGGTTGTAATCTGATTTCCTATTCTTATATCTTGAAGTGCGTTTTGTGCTATTCTCCACCCTTGCGCAGTTAGAGAATTTATTATAAAGCGTTCTCCTACCGCTGCTGTTGCTGGTAAGGTAAATGTTACTCTTCCTGCTCTATTTGAAAAGTATCCGTGATTGACAACTATTGTCTTAGTTGCATCGCTAATTACTTCCCATGTTAATGCTTGACCAGAAAAATTTACTGTAACAGTATTGCCTGGACCTGTTCCTGTGACTGTACAGTTAGTTCCTCCAAGTATATTTATGTTTCCAACACCATCTGGTTCTACTACTGGAGCCCCGTCATCTGTTGTAATACTATCAACTCCTGGCGAACCTGCTCCAGTAAGCAATTGTAACCACTGCGCTTCTCCAGATGCATTAAAATCTGATAGATACCAAAGATCACCTTCAGTTCCAGATATTGGATCTTTGCCTATGATAACAAATGTACCAATGCGATATTTAACATCTGTTGTTGTTGGCTCTCTTTTAAATACCTTGATAGGTATCAGATTCATGTTTGGACCTGTATAACGCAATGGATTTTGATAAGGTACTCCTGCTATTTCCATATTATACCACCGTAATGTTTCCAATTGATGAAAGAACTTGGAAGTCATTATTTGCTACAACACAAACAAGTTCTATTACATCTCTTGCGTTCGTAGATGTCAAACTTCCACCAGCACCAGTTGTAGTCGATTGATTTCCAAAATATATTGTCTGGCCAGCATTTTGAGCTATTGTCCATGATGCTTGCAATCCTGTAACTTTGAATACATCTCCAACGCTTGCAGTTGCTGGAAGAGTAAAGGTTACTCCCGCTGCATTGTTTCCAATATATCCGTGATTAGCAACCATATTTGTTGCTAATGTTTCTACTGACCAAGTAAATCCACCTCCAATGGCATTGATTGTTACTGATCCTGCTGCATTGGTAATTGATACTCCTGTACCAGCTGTTAATGTAGCTGCTTGTGGAGCATTCCCAGTAGAACCTATAATCAACTGACCATCAGTTAAAGGACCTAGATTTGTAGGTAATTCTCCAGCATCTCCAATTAATACTGCATGTTGTGTTACAGAAGTAGCTGCATATGTATCGGCTGCTGTTCTTGAAACTAATCCAGTAGTTGCTAAAGCTTCTATTCCTGCTAAATCATCAGCTAGTGCAAAAGTTATAGTTCCAGCTCCACCAGTGATTGTTATACCAGCTGCTGGTTGTGTTAAACTTGCTGGTACTGGATCAGCTCCAGTTGAACCTATTGGCAATTGACCGTTTGTTAAAACTCCTAGAGAAGTTAAACTTCCAGTTGCATTACCTACTTGTATTGCATGGTCTGTTGTTCCAGTTAAATCTGCTTCTAATGTTCCTGCTCCTAATGTCCAGCTTATATTGCTTCCATTTGTTGGAGCTGCAGCAACTGGAGCTCCACCTGTACTTCCAATTATTAATTGTCCATTTGTCTGTGGCCCAACTGACGATATAGCATAGGATGATCCAGCAAGTAATACTGAATATTGAGGAGTTACCCCTAATCCTACATCATCTAATGTTTCTAAAGCAGTTTGTACTGTTGTGTCTGCAGCTGTAAATTATAACTTCTACAATTGAAGAAGAAGATTCTTCATATATAACGTATCCTAATTGGCAAACTTCTAGATTAAATAGTTCATTTGTAGCATATGATATATTTCCATTAGATATCGCTGCTTCTGCAAGAGCTTGATTGTTGTATTGAGCATCGTCTATTACAGCTATATATTTAGGTGTAGAACTGTTTAAGTCTTCTTTAGAACAATAAAGTCTAAATACTCCATACTTATTCGCTCCTAACGCTGTAACAGTACCAGCATTGTTATAAACACTAGGAAAAGTTGCAGTTGATGTATTAAGAACCCATTTTCCGCTACCGTCAACATAATAAAATTCCCATGTTTCTCCAACTCCTCCAGAATCTGGAATTGTTGTCTCAAGACCATGATCCTCTAAATAGTCAGTTCCAGATATTTCTATTTCATCTGTTCCATTTAATGTTATATTTGCACCATTATTTCTGTTAGATATAACGGTTCCAATAGAGTTATGTAAATAAACAGATAGATCAGTAGGAGCACTATATGGATGATTCTCTTTGACAACTAATGTATTTGACGGAGTATCATTATCACAAAGTATCTCAAATAAAGGTATATAGTTTTCATAAGTTGCTTGAGCAAATAAAGTTGTAGCACCTATAGTCCCTGTGTTATCTATATAAACTAAATATGTATTACCTTTAGTTAAAGAGGCTGTAGTTTGAGGAGCTGTCCAAGATATCTTTTGTCCTTTTATATATCCTGATCCAGACCTTAAAACTGTTAATTGAGTTCCAACTACACTATAATATGCTCCAGCTCCTCCCCATTCTAAGAATCCTGTGAACTTTTTATCATTATTGTATGAAACTAGTTTTAATGGAGTTACAGCAGTAGCGTCATCTGTTCCAGCCTTTGTTTCTGTATCAGTAGAAAGTTCTAATATACCTTTATTTGTTTCAGATGCATCTTCTCCAGTAATAGTTAAAGTGTTTCCTACACCAGATGTATCTATACCTTCCCCACCTAAAACATTTAATATATTTAAAGCTGGTACTGCCGATCCAGAATCTGTAACAAAAGAATTAGGTATACTTGCAGCTGCTTCAATGTTTAAAGTATTAGATCCTGTTGAAACAGATATTGTTCCCCCTGTAGAGGTTATAGTTCCTGCCTGAGGATTACCTGCAGTAGAACCAATTACCATTTGTCCATCTGTTAAAGCATTAGTCCAACCAAAAGCAACACTGTCAGTTGTACCAAGGTAAAGCGTTAGCTGTTTGCACTCCAAGCTTTGCTTTTAATGACGTTGGAACAACAATATTTGTTGAATTTGCTCCCGCAATGCTTTCTGCATCTGTTGCTAATTCTGCTACTCCTTTTTGAGTTTCAGTTGCGTCACTTATTGTCAATGTTACTGTATTTCCAGCTCCTGATGTAGTAATACCTTGAGCAGTAGTCCCTAATAAATTAATAATATGTGCTACAGGTATAGCACTTCCAGCATCTGTATCTACCTGAGAAACATAGACAGTTGGCACAGTAGTAGTGTCAACTATATCTAATTGCCCAGTTATTGCATTATATCTATAGCCCATTTAAACCCTCACGAATATGTATAAGTTAAGTAATCTGTCCAAGAAAATATAAAATCTGCTGATGGTACCCCACATGATTCTGGCCACTCTACAGCAGTTACTCCTTGATTTACATCATACGTAATTTTTCTTATTTGCCATTTCTCATCACCATTAGCTGTGCCTAACTTTGCTCTTGCTAGATAAGTTGGATTGCCATTAGCATCATTAACAGCTCTATATTCTACCTCTGAGTCTTGGACTATAAATTCTCTTCTATCTTGTGCGCCGTATTTAAACGGTCTATTTATTCCGCTTGACATGCTTACCTCACCATTAATACATTTGCGGCAATAATTCCTACTCCAGGACCAACATTATGTTTAATATATAGTTGTGTTCCTGCAGCAAATAAATATTCGCCTTCTGTAATTGTTTTATGCCTTGCAAGTCCTGTCATCCTAAGCGTCTTTCCAGCTCCAATCCTCATTGAATTATCATTACCATTAACTGAAACGTAAACATCAGCTGTTGATTCATTAATTATGATACATTCATAACAAGGATAAGGGATTACAGTATCGAAAGCTTGAAATGCTCCTGTTAATAAAGAAGCATCGAACTCTTTTACATCGAATTCTGTTATTAGTGTCATGGTTATCTCCTTTGTTAATATATGAAGTGTACGAATAAATCGTACACCTCATAATTTATGTTTAAGCTTGATAACCACATTTAATTGATGTAATATCTACCTGAGTAGGATTAGCACTATGATATAAATGTATAAACGGACAAACTACATCTCCATTGTCAAATGTAAATGCAGCTGGAACGCTTGGTGCTACCCCATTTATAGTATAAGTAACAACGCCTGCTGAACTTACTAATACTCTTAATGTATTAGTAGATCCATCTCCACCCCATGCATCAGTAGTGTCAGTAATAGTTTGACCTCCGCCATTAAGCTCAGTCATTGTCACTACATTGGTTACAGAAGAAGCTGCGTTCATACCAATAGTTGCATAATCTGTATAAGCTGACATTGTTCCATTGTTAGCTTCAGACTTTCTAAAACCTATAACATAAGGAGCTGCTCCATCCATATCATTGATATAAAGACCAACTTCAAAGAAGAATGCCGCGTCAGTACCTATTGTAAAGGCATGTCTAGAATTTGTTCTTCCTGCACCCCAGTTATACTCAGCACCTTCAGTAGCTGTTAAATCGAGAGATATTAACAGACCATTAGCATCCATTCTAGGAGCAATAATTGTTTGACCAGCGCCAATGATGAACTGTTCCATTGTTACACCATCTTGCAATTGCATAATATTTACATCGCCAGTTGATCCTGTTGGCACACCTCCAGTGTTTTCTGCTGTTTGCATAACAGGGTTACATTGTATTACAGGAATGTCGTCTCCACTTCTAGAAACAAATTCAGCACTAATGTCTTTAACTGTTCCAGTAACTGTGATTTCTCCAGTTCCAGATTGTAAAACTAATGCCGCTGCTCCATTTGTAGAACCAACTGTTACTGTTCTTTCTCCATCTGTACCAAGATTAACTGCTTGGTCGATATCATCATTACCAATACTAATTGTACCACCAGTAGAGTTCATTGTCATAGCTCCAGCACCATCTATATCTATAGTAGAACTAGACTCTAATGACATTGCACCAGAGTTAGCTATGTTACCTAAAGTAACTGTTCCTGTAGAAGTACCAACGTTTGCT